TATTGCGCATGTGTCAGACGATGAGTATGTGATGATCGATACTGATGTAACGTCTTATTATCCTTACACAATTATCAATGCTGGGCTGTACCCTCAGAATCTCGGCCAAGACTTCATTGTTGTATATAAAGGAGTTGTTCAAAGGCGGGTTACAGCAAAACAGGCGGGTGATATCATTGTCGCTGAATGCCTTAAGATTGTAGCGAATGGCACTTTCGGTAAGCTGGGCAGCATGTGGTCAGTCATGTATGCTCCGAACTTAATGTTACAAGTAACCATCACAGGACAACTTTCTATTCTTATGCTTGCAGAACGTCTAGAGCTTGCTGGAATTGAAGTAACTTCAATTAATACAGATGGTATTATTGTGAAATGCCCTCGACTTAGAGAAGCACAGTTCCATGAAATTGTAAACCAATGGGAAAAAGATACCGGTTTATCTACAGAAGAGACTCGTTACAAAGCAACGTACAGCAAAGACATCAATAATTATATTGCTGTGTACGAAACTCCGCAGAAAGGTGAACTGTTTAAAATGAAAGGGCTTTATAGCAAGACGAACCCAAAGAAGAATGCAGTCAATGAAATTTGTATTGATGCGTTAAAAGCATTAATAACCACACGTACTCTGCCCGCTGAAACCATCCGCAATTGCAAAGACCTGCGGAAGTTCACCAGTATGCGGAACGTGGCAGGTGGTGCGGTTAAGATGTTTGATGAGAACACAGGTGTTTATCTCGGTAAATTGATTAGGTGGTATTATGCGACAGGAGAGAACGGCGAAATCATCTACGCTAAGAATGGTAATAAGGTCGCGCGTACCGAAGGGGCTAAACCGTGCATGGACCTTCCAGATAGTTTCCCAGATGATATTGACTATGATTGGTACATCAACGAAACGTATAAGATTTTAGACCAAATCGGTTACACAGCAGCTCACTCCTAACAGCTTGCAGAATTCTGTAACTGTGCTATACTGTAACCACCACTTAGGAGGACAAAATGGAACTGATTTATAGCGAAGGGCTGCGAGCAATAATGGCAAGACGTCCTAACTACGGATACCGTAAAGGCTTCTTGGGTCCAAACGGGGAGATACCCGTCTACTACTTCTTCTTAATGCATCCCGGCGATAGGTCTGTGGGCGTCGAACCCCATATTGAATCGGAGTTCGTTGTTCTGGAGAATGGGGAAAGTGCGGAACATCTCGTCGAAACTAAGTACGATGATGCGTATTTGAAAGCGCTTATTTAACGCGCTGTAGCAAGCGCGGGGGTGTAGCGGGTAGGGTAGTGAGGGTTATGCGGTTTGCGCAGCTTGCCGGGGGTTTGCCCAGCGCGCAAACCGCATTGCGTTACGCTTATTGCGGTGCTATGGGAGCAGCTTGCGAGAGCAACTCGGTCTTACGTGCGGAACCGCTAGAGCTGCCAAAGTAATAAGCAATGATGCCTGTCCAGGCTGTACCAAGGGAACCCACCATCACATTGAGCAATGTAGGGTCACTGCCCGGTGGCATTGCATGGAAGACCATTACAGCTAGCAGGCCGAAGAAACCGATGGTGACAGCATAAGCTAGGATCTTTGGAGTATTGTCACGGACAGTCATTTCACGCTGTCTGGCCGAATTGCGATCGGTTGCTGCGAGCTCTTCCATCTTTTGCATATTCTCGAAACCGAGTTGCTGCATTTGGATTTGGAAAGCTTGGTCCGCATTCTTCAATGCAAGCATCTGCTCTGGAGTTGCACCAGAAAGAGCGCTCTTCAAAGTGTCGACTGTTGCACCATTGAGACCGAGTGCATTGCCCACTGCGGTAACTGCCATTCCACCGAGAGGACCACCAAGCGCTGTTCCTATCCATGGCGCAACAGTTTTAATGATATCTGTGAAATCCATTTTATTTCCTTTTATCGTTATTGTTGATAGACTTATGGGCGAGAAGATGACAGACGATATTAAACGTCACCAGAACGACGCCCACGCTCCGGTAAAGATTGTCAGGGATATACTCTTTATATTCGGGTAAGCTAATTGCTAGCATCTCGAATAATGGTAGCAGCAACAGCGCAAGGCTGTTGGCCAGCAAGGCGACACTTGTTGGACGTGGCTTGCGCATTAGTTCGAAGCGGCAACCCGCAAGATGTTGGCAACTCGTTTAGCCCAGCCGCGAGCATTCGGGACCCAATTGTTCAGATCCGTCATGTAATCTTGATGGGAGGCCTGGAAGAGGGCAACCGTCTTATACACGTCTTGATTGCGTACTGCCGCAATGGTGTGTGCGCCGACGATGCCATCAGCTTCAACGCCTACAACCTGTTGTAACCACACAATCGGATGGCCGCCGTTGTAGGCTGCATCGAATACGCACAGACCGATACGAGGATCGAACTGGTCACATTGGAACTTGTCCCAATAAAGCGACTTAGCAATCGCTTGAGCAGTTTCGATCGGAAGGTCTTGCATGGAGCCTTGATAACCCCATGCACGGGCGACCTTTTCCGTGGTGCCGAATTTAGTCGCCCCGCCCACAGGGTCTAACCAATATCCGCCTTCGATCCCGACGACCACGTTAAACGCATCAGTAAAAGTTTTCATGTAAGGCCTATTTGAGCTTGGTGACAACCATTTTAAGATCTGGCACCGGGTATGTGTGGTCACGCAAAGATAGAGGGGGATGATATGTCGCAACAGTATGCATGATACAAACTGTTCCAGGTGGAATACGAAAAGGCAAACGATCATGGTGCGTGTTGATCTTTCCCGATACTTCTTTTGGATGCTCGTGGTCTGCTGTTGGGAGATCGTGCATCCAATTGTCGGAACATGTCAACCTGCGGCTGACCGTACTCGTAACTGCGATGCGGACAGTCGTAGAACGTTGATAGTCGATATTTGTCCCATATTCGTCGACTACCATTGCCCCTGAGACATTTTGGACGTTGATCGGAGGAGGCATGTAACCGATATACGACTGATAGACTATTGCACAAAGGATAAATGTGCAGAAGAATGTCAGGATTGGAGTAATGAAAATTAAGACGCGCAACGGCTTGGCTTTTGGCGAGATCATGATTTCACCCATAGTTTGAACGCTAGGCCGACTGCACCAGCGACCGCAACCACTATCGCCCAGCCGGCACCCTCAAAGATTTTCTTTCGCAGACCTTTCCAAAGTTCTTTCCATTCTTCCTTTTTTGCATTTTGTTCCTCGTGGTCGTCGTGGTGTGCCTCTGCATCCCCTTTGGGAAAAGCCTCTTCTTTCAACTTCCGAATAGCGAGTTCATTTTCCCAACGAATCTCAAGTATTTTCTTGTCCACCGCGAGAGCAAGATCGTGTTTTTCTTTTTCTAATAGTTGGATACGTGCTTCGAAATCTTCCATGGGGTTCGATTATCGTTAAGTGGATGGAAGTAATCGGGACACCGAATTACGTGTAAGTGCCCATGCTACCCCATCACTTAGGATAATGCAACGAGTAATTTATTTCAATTGTTGCCTTTCATGTGCCTTAAATTCTGCGTAGAATTCTTGCAAGGCTTTTAATGTGATTATGGATAGTTCTTCATATCGCAAAGCTTGTGAGGAGTTAGGATCCTTTGGATCAGTTAAACCCCAGAATGCTGCATCTTCGATACCAGAAACAACCATTGCTTCTTTTACCTCTTGCGCTATCAGGCCGTAATGGGTACGGATACCTTCACGTGGGGTTAGGATGCGAATTGGCTCCGGATCTGGGTTAGCTTCTGTTGGTTCAGGATATTCATATGTGACGATATTTTCCGCGCATGCTAATGTATAAGTCCTTGGACGGAGCATAAGTGCGAAGGGCAATGCTCCAGAAATGTCGTTGATATTTCTCTTCGTCCGGACATCAGATGTTGTGATTGTTGCCGACATGGCAAACACTGCTGTCCAACGATAAGAACCTGATGTTCCAAGGCTGTAAGTATTATCCGCAGCAGGATTGATTGTTTGTAAAAAATTCGAACCGCCTCCAGTTTGGACAATGCCATTCGTGCCGCCAGTAATGTTCACAGCATTACCTGAGCTCGACGAAAAACTACCGCCAGCGCTACTGCCGTTCGCTGTACCTTTCACAGCAGGCTGAGAAGAAAGAGAATTCGCTACACCACTGACTGCTGGTGTAGTAGGATCAGGTGTATTGTCGAATGCAGCCTGCCCGGTTAAAGCGTAGGCAACCAATGATGTCGTGACAAGATTTGTCCCATCCCAAGTTAGGAATTTCGTACTACCGTTACCGATACTCATTCGAGGTGTGCCGCTGTTGTATTCGAACCAGTAGCCTGCACCTGTCTTGTAAGCGGTCTGTCCGCAAGCAATCACCGCGCTCGTGCTCATGGTCAGGACATCATTAACTGTCAAGGCGCCAGTGTTAACAGTCAATGCGGACAGATTTCCTACCTTAAGCGTCGAAAGATATGGAGCGCCCCAGACAGTATTACCAGTCGCAGGGCTATAAATACCATCGATCTGCCATTGAGAATGACCAGCAGCAATCGAGGAAGGGATCGTTGCACTCCATGCGACTGTTTCACCCCATGTACCCGTCGTTGGAAAACTGGAACTGCCGCTTGTTGTCACATTAGCAGGAGTTGTCGCAAGCGCCCCGAAACCACCAGTCACATTTGTATAAGCGATACGATAAGAATTACCGTTTGTGCCTGTTGCCCCTGTTGCTCCAGTCGAGCCAGTGGCCCCGGTAGCACCTGTTGCGCCAGTTGCCCCCGTTGCACCAGCAGCACCTCGGGCTTGGATAGAAGCAGATCCCCAATTGACCGTCGTCGAAGTAGCAGCAGCAGTATCAACCACATGGACAACTGCTGCCCATAAAGTGTAACCAGGCGAGGGTGATGTTCCTGGAGTTGTGGACCATCCGGATGGCGCTGAACCGTATGAAGCTGTGCTCCACGTCCATGCGGTTGTCCCGCTTGGACCCGCTGGAATACTCGAGGCCCATTGATAAGCTATTGCGTCGGCAGTTTGAGTGCCAGTTGTCCCGGGTGTGCCGGGTGAACCATTCTGCGACAAGATTGCGGGAGTCGACCATGCTGTATGAGGGACCGCGACCGTGGCAGTATTCGCGCTTGCGAGGCATGTTGTCACATACAAAGGATCAGTACCAGATGGAATTGCTTTTGTCCAACCATTCGCTAGAGAGTTGCCGCTCGGTGTGGTTATATCTCCCGGAACAGTCGGGGTAGTAAATGTGTAAGTCACTGCCCCAGGATCAGAAGACAAAGTTGTCGCTGAACGCTGATAGGCGTAGAGTGTGACACTTGTCATAAGCGCTGGTGGAGGGGTATAACCATTTGTGCTGACCACACTACTAGCCCAATTGAAAGCTGTCGTCGCGTTTGCTGCAATGTCCGTCACGATGATTTCAGCTGTCCAAAGAGTTGTGCCGGCAGGAATGCCTGTTGTCGGAGTTGTGGGGATCGTCAAAGACCATCCGCTAGGTGCAGCTCCGAACAACCCTGTCGACCAAGTATAGGTCGCGGAACCTGTTGGGGCAGCTGGCGCAGAAACCGACCATTGATAGACTACTGGATTGGCGCGATTTACTGCCACTTGGTAATTAATGATGGTCCAATCCGACTTTGTGTTCATGTAAGGATTAACACAACGCGCACGAATGATATACATCGCACCAGCGATAACTGGAGCAAGATACGCTTGTGTTGCATCACCATGAACACTTGTGCTAATCCAAGTCAGGTTGGAAGTAGTGTCTTGTATTGCGTACTGGATCTCGATCTCACCATTGGTGAGGACAGCTTGAGTTGTTGCGATGGGCCAAGTAACAAGAATACGAGGCACAACTGTGCCATCTGATTGTAACAAATATGTTGAGTTGCCGGCCGTTGCTGACAGAGAGGCCAATGGCGCAATGTCCCAAGGATTGGGCATATTGCTAGCTGGGGCCAGAATGGTTGCCGGAACAGTCGAGTAATTCCAAATAGAAGGATCGTCTTGTTTGAGTGTCAGTTCTACACCAGCATTAGGCGCATACTTCTTATCTGTTACGCGGTAGATAGCATTGCTTTGCGCAAAGAACGTGCTGGTAAAAGTGACACGGTCGCCTACTTGCAGAGGCCATGCTTTCCGAGAGAAAGTTGCACGGATGGTGAATGCGTTACGTTGGTCTTCAAGAAAGATCTGTGCAAGGTCATAGACTCCTTGCACATTATTTGTGAATGGATAATCCAAATTCGCATAATAGTCCGTGCCATCTGCCGCACGATATGCGGAACTTTGATACGGAGTATAGTCGGTAACAACGTACGAATTGTTGACATCAACAAATTGACCTTTGACACCATTGTAGATCGTTGCGCCGGAGATGCCAGGCATGACCGCGATGTCACCAACAATGTCTGATTGTGTGAGGGAAATGATTGGTGCAGTGTAAGCCCCGGCTTGAATGTTCCAAGTAGTAGGAACAATGGTTCCCGCCATGCTTCGGGCCATTGCGTCAAGAGATTTGACTTGGTCTTGATCGGAAGTTATGGTTCCGTTAAACGTATAACGCCCAATTGCACGAACAGAAGTGTCGTCACAGACATTTGCAGCAGCAATGAATGATGCGCTGGGTAGATCTGCTGCACTTACCCCACACAAAGGGGATGTCAGATAATCATAGATGCATAGGACTGGATTGCTGCCCCATGCTGTCGTGCTTGTGCGCAAATCGTAGAGCTTCTTGCCGCGAATCAAGACTTCGATTGCGGGCATACCATTTTGGAAATCTGGTTGATTTAAGTCTAGACGAATGACTGTATAGCAGTAACCGCGCAGCACAGAATTGGACGTCCATGTACCTGAAGGCAGATCGGAAATCAAAGTCGCGTCAGCTGGATCAGTTGCTGTGCCGAGATGCTTCTGCACACGTACCCTTGGGGTTCCACCGGAAGCTACTTGATATGTGACCGTACATGGGACACCTGCACCAAGACCTGTGGTCACAACATTGCCAACTACGCTCAGGACAGGTACATTGGTCATAGTTGAGCCTGTGCCAGTCGTCACTATAACGCTATGATTACTGGAAGTCCAGATTGGGGTCTGCGCTAATGAGAAAGACGGTCCGGTATGATTCTCCCCGAGTGATACTGTATTGCTACCGGAAGCATAACGGCCGCTAGTCACATTGCCTAAACCATCCAGTGTTCCAAGTGCTTCACCATTAATGTAGATTTCTTCAATAGCATCGCATTCATGTGCTGCATGCACGCAAACCAAATGACGAAATTCATCATTCGTGCCGCTGGTGAACATTGCAACGACATCTGACCCTACACGGGCGCGACCGTAAATATACCGATAAGGTGCATCTGTCGCAATACGAGTTACTGTCCGATCTTGCAAACCTGCATTGTACGCATCACGAAGATTCCGCATCTCATGAGTTTGGAGTGCGGAACCAAGAACAATGGAGCCTGCGAACAAAGCAGCTTGACCTACGCCGATTACACCAAACGCTCCTCCGATAAGGCCTATTTCCCAACCGCCAGCAACAACTGCGGCCGCGACTGCAACTTCTTTTACAAGCTTGGACATTTGATTCCTTTATGGCGCCAAGCACGAACGGCTTTTGTGCGCGTTTGAAACAATAAGCCTTCTTCGCTTACTGAAAGAATATTGTGACCGACAAAGATATGGGTCGTTGTTCCGATAAGACCAATATCACCATCGTTTGCTAGATTCGGATTAACGCTTACAAGATACTTATTGAATTGGTTCTCTAAACCACCAGCGGAACGGATTGCTCGCATTGCTTGCTTGCGCGTGGCCCAAGTACCGTAGCGTTTTAGGAAGTCGGTGCCGTTTACTTCATCTATCCAACCAATTGCAAAAGTTACACAATCTGCTTGCCCCCATTTAAAAGGCTTATTCAGATTTGCAATGATATAATCGTTAAGCGTTAGCATACGGCCCAACAGACTTCTCGAACGCCACGGTTAACCACACAGCAGGATTCGTGATCAGATCGCTTAAGTAGTCGAACCCTGTATCAGTTGGATAAACTTGTTTTTGCTGTGCAGCATTCACGCGGAAAGAGTTTGCACGTTTCAGACCAAAAGCACTTGTTTCGCATTTCAAAGCGATGTTAGATTCACTACCAGTGATCCCAAGCGTGATGATGTCCATTACTCCTGACCAGCACAGGATTGGTGTGTCAATGAGACCATAACCTGTATCGAGAGGACAGTAGTATATCTTAACTGGACGACCTCGATACTCTGAAACAGAGCCAACAGCAAGCGCAAGCCAAGACACCTGTGCGCTGTTGATCACAAGGCTCACAGAGGATGTGGTTAAACTCTGCGCTTCGCTGATAGCAGAAATAGAACCTATCGAACCAGCACCAATCCAAGTATGGCCACCCCAAGTCATTGGAAAGTTCAATGAAGAAAGATACTGTGTGGCTGTAGCAAGATCCAGTTCGACAAAATAGGCCTCCCGCACTACAGGGGAAGCCAACGCCGTGTTCTGTCCGGTTGTGGTTGTCAAGGTCATGGTCGTGTATCCTCGAGCAAGTCCATATTCATGCCACTAATCATTGTGGAATCGTAATCCCATTTTGGGCTTGGGTTGCGTAGACGAAATAAAGCTGTCGGGTAGTTCCAGGTTACACCAGCGCCAGACGTCATTGCATTTCGCATGGCTGGAAAAATAGTCGGGGTGATTGTGCCAGAGCCGTCTGCCGTGCAGTCCGCCATCACCATTACGACTTGCTGTGTGCTTCCGGAACCAAAACCTAAGTAGTCGCCGGCTTTGAGTGTCTTACCGGCTTGACCAGAACCTGCTGTCAAAGTGCAGATAGTTGTGCCGGCTGGATGGTTAATCGAGAATGTAATGCTACCGCGCATCGTGCCGACTGGGACTGGACGACCCAAATTGTACATGGCTAGTTGATTCACTCGCCCTTGAAGACTAAGCATCAACGACTGCCATTGTCCTGCCAAACTCGCAAGACCATCGACAGCGGTTAACGTGGTCTGCCATAGGGGTGGAGAAGCTTCCAATGCTTGCACACCAAACAGAGAACGAAATTCAATATCGTTGCGAAATAGCCCCCAACTCTGTTTTGCAATATTGAGGCCGACAGGATATGTAATTACGCTCATTGGATTTTCCCGGCGCGTTGCAATTGTTCGATTAGTTGTGCGTTCCCTTGACGGACGGCGTTAGAGACGATCTGCTGCACCGCGCCTTGATCAGATCTTGCATCAACTTGGATAATTGGGTTGTAATGGATGTTTGTACCCATAGTACCACCATTAGGGATGATGGTGCCAGCAGTTTTTGGGACAAACAATTCTGGACCTTTTTCACCAACCCAAGACGCCTGTCCGACAGGTGGATCGCCACCTGTTGCGAAACCAGGAATACCAGCAAGGTCTGCAAGATTGAATTGTGCCATATTGATTGAAGAATTAGCTATTTCCGCGCCAACTCCGCTAACAGAAGAACCAAGTTCACCAGCACCACCAAACAATCCGGTTATACCTTTGAACAAACCACCAAGAATACCGCCTGCGCCTGGTCCCCCAATAGCGCCGGCAATTTGATTGCTGACGACATCTATTGTTGGCCGTAGAATAGCTTTGGCAAAATCCATTTCCATACTTTTGATAAGACGCATGTAACCCTTAGTCCCACCTTCAAAGATAGAACTTTCGATCTGGTCACCAATCTGTTTACTAGAACGTTTTAATGTTTCTTCATCTTTCTTGGCTTTAGCAGCGACGTCTTCCCTTGTAGCAGCTTCGTCATGGAGTCCTTCGTACTCTCTACGCTTTCGAATAATAAGATCAAGATGAGCCAATTCTGTCTCCATGGCAGACTTGTCTTTTACGTATTGTTCATTCGTAGTATCATTTAATTCCAAAGCTTGGCGATAGATTTTAGCTTGTTGTTCGAACAACTCTGTATCTGCTTCATCTTGCTGTTTACGTTGCAAGTCGATCTGCATTTTGGTCTTGCCGATCTCTGCATTGTGCTCACGCAACTTGGCTATCTTCTCATCCCATTTTTTGAGTTCTTCCTCATCTGCACGATTCTGGGCATCTGCTTTGCGATTAAGGGCTTCGGTTTCTTTGACTACACGATCCGTTTTATCGCCTTCTGTGCCTTGTAGGATAGCTTGCTTTTCACGATTGTAACGATTCTCGGCATCGCTCTTGCGCTTCTCAGCTTCTGCTTTATCGTCAGGTGTTGCGCCATGGTATTTAGCCAAGGCTTCCTGTTCTTTCTTATAAGCAGATTCAAGAGCTTTGAGTTCAATGTCCCGGCTTTCACGCAAAGATTCGTACCCTTCATCTTCTGTAAGGATACGTGCCTTCATCAAATCTTTAATAATGCGAATGCGCTCAATATTCGCATTACGCGCTAGGTCAAATTCTGCTTGATCATTGTTAAGTTCTTGCTCAATGCGCTGTTTGTGCCCATCTTGAATTACTTTCGCTTGCTCAGTGTGGCTTTTCTTGATGGCATCCATACGTTCATCGAGATAAGCCTTATTGCGCTCGAGATATCCTGGATCGTTTTCTTCGAGCTTTTTATTGGCTGCGGTCTCTTCTGCAATTGCACGATCAAGTTCCGATGTTTTCTTTTTCAGAAGATGTTCGTCTTCCAACGCACGCTTTTCTAGAATTCGTTTGACTTCTGTTTTCTTTTGTTGTTCTTCGCCTTCAGCAAAAGATTTATTACGTTGCGCACTGAGTTCGCTTTCAATACGATAGTATTCGTCAAGTTGTTCTTTACCGAAAGCACTCAAACCATCTGTGCGGATCTGACCGCCAGGGAGTGTCTCCAATGTACGCAAGATCTGCGCTTCCTGCATTTCTAGGCTTTTAGTCGCACCAATGGAAGCAATTATTTGTCCAGTTTCGCCTACACGTTGTTTGACGAGATTCCAAGCACGCTCAACCCAGCCAGCATGTTCGACAGATTCTTTCGAAGCACGTTCAGATTCTTTAGCAAACTCCGTCATTGCTAATTCAGAAGCTTCGATCTGTTTACCTTCTTTTTCTAAAGCAATGATATGTTCAAGAGTTGATACCGTCAAGAAATGGTATTTTTCATCCAGTTCTTCAACAGCATGTGAAACTTGATTTACAGCTATCTTACTTGTGCCCGCACCACGAACACTCAGAGATTCGAATTCTTTAATAGATTGCTGTAATGGTTCTCCGAAAGCATGGTTAAGATCCGTGACTGCATTTGTGACCACAACAAGCTCATCGCGGGTGAACTTGCCGCTGCTTGTCAGTGTGGTCAACGTCTCGTAAGCTTCTTTAAAATTACCATGCATTGATCCCGCAGCATTGGCAATATCAGTCAATGCACCAACAGTCGTGCCTGAATAATCGTTGGTGCGGATCAATGCATCATTAAGTGCTTTGGTTTGTTTCTCTCCA